TCCGCAGCAAGCCGTACCTTTGCCCCGCCCACATTTGGACTATCGGGTACGGTCACGTTCTCTACCAAGAGCAGATCAGATTGCCGGTAGTCCGAAAAGAAGGCTACGCCGGGATGATTCGCAATGAATACAACATTAAGCCCGAAGACAATCGCGTATGGACGAAGACCGAGATCGATGAGCTATTCCGCGATGATGTCGGCACTTTTGAACGTGGTGTTCTTCGACTTGTTCCCGGTGTGGTTGGGCGTCAAGGCAGCTTTGACGCTTTGGTCAGTTTTGCCTTCAATGCCGGTCTAGGCAACCTTCAGCGCAGTCAGATTCGGATGCGTGCTAACCGGGGGGACTGGGAAGGTGCGGCAGATGCGTTCAGGCAGTGGACAATGGGGGGTGGCAAAGTGCTGCCGGGTTTGGTAAAAAGGAGGGAAGCGGAAATCGCTTTGTTTCTCTCATAGGACAAGACTAGAATGCGAAAGCCCAAGATGCGCTAACACCTTGGGCCTTCTGACCAACAACGAAAGGATGGTTCGTTATGGCTCCCAAAATTCTACCCATAGAACAACTGCAACGGTTGTTCAGATATGACCCCGACACGGGGCATCTTCATTGGATTGCGACCGGCAAAGGCCGCATCAAGAAAAAGCCCGCAGGCACAATTGTCAAGGCGGGATACATTGGCGTGATGATTGATGGCAAACGCCATTACGTCCATCGCATCGCGTGGGCATTGCATCATGGCAGGCATCCCGACGATCAGCTTGATCACATCAACGGCATTAAGACCGACAACCGCATTTGCAATTTGCGCGAAGCAACAAACGCGCAGAATGGCAAGAACATCAGACTTAAATCAAACAACAAGACGGGATACCCCGGCATTTACTTTAAGGCAAACGCTTGGGCAGTTTCAATCAAGGTCAATCATCGACAGATTTATTTAGGTCGCTACAAGGAAAAGCAACAAGCGATTGATGCACGATTGAATGCAGAAAAACTTTATTACGGTGAATGGACAAGGAACAAGACATGAAAATTTGTGTGAATGCGATCTCAAAAAATGAAGAACAGTTCGTCAAGCGTTTTTGCGATTCAGCAAAAGATGCCGACCTGATCCTCATAGCCGACACCGGAAGCACAGACCGCACGGTTGAGCTTGCCAAGGAATGCGGCGCAACGGTCCATGACATCTGCATCAGCCCTTGGCGATTTGATGCAGCGCGTAATGCGGCGATTGCTCTTACACCAAAAGATATCGACGTTATCGTCAGCCTTGACTTGGATGAGGTACTAGAACCCGGATGGCGCGAGGAAATCGAGCGCGTTTGGGAGATGGGCAAGACTACTCGCTTGCGCTATCTTTTTGACTGGGGGCACGGCATTCGATTCAAGTACGAGAAGATTTTTGCCCGACACGGCTACTCATTCTTTTGTCCGGTGCATGAATACCCAATCCCTGATGTGCGGATCAATGAGGTATACGCAGAAACCGATATGCTTTTAGTAAGCCATTACCCGGACCCAACCAAGTCCCGTGGGCAGTATCTTGATCTGCTGCGTATGTCGGTCAAAGAAAACCCCAATGAGCCTCGGAATGCTTTTTACTTTGCTCGGGAACTGACGTTCTATCGCCTGTGGGATGAAGCGATTGACCGGCTCAATCACTACCTCAAGATGCCCCAAGCGACTTGGCAGAATGAGCGTTGCTACGCGATGCGCCTGCTGTCGGAAGCCTACCAAGCCAAGGGCGATTATTGGCAAGCACTTACTTGGGCACGCAGGGCAACGGCAGAAGCCCCCTACACCCGAGAGCCTTGGGTTCGAGTGGCTGAGTTGGCCTATTCAACGCACAATTGGCCTGAGTGCTATGCGGCTTGTCGAACAGCCCTTGAGATCAAGGACAAGGCTGCTGTATACACAATGGACCCTGCCGTGTGGACAGAGAAGCCTCACGACTATCTAAGCATTGCGGCATGGCACTTGGGCATGAAGGGCGAGGCGCTTGAGCATTGCAAAAAAGCCTTGGAATTTGCGCCAAACGATGACCGCATCAAGAACAACCTCGCTATGATGACTGCGTAGTTGCCTCTCTCCTGCTGAGTTATAGGCAAAACTCGGCCTTAGCCCCCCTTAGCGGGGGCTTTCTTTTGCCACTCGGACAGGATCACTCGCTCAAGGTACTTGCGGCCTGCAATGCCTCGGTGTTCCTCCACACCGCGAAGATACTCCCGACGCTCTGCAAGGGGTTTGGACAGGACGTAGCGGGCTTCGCACTCGGCACGAAATTGCTCAGACGCACGATAGTCTCGGTCTGCCCCGGCTTCTGACGGGTCAAGACCTTGTGCTTGTTCTTGCACATTCGTGACCTTCTTGTCCACTGCTCTGTCTTCCTTGTCTCAAGGGTGCGAAGAAACAAACCACACTCAGGGCACTTCATCTTTGGACAACTCAAGGTCAATCATCAGGTTGCGGATGGTTGCATGAAGCATACCGATTTCGCGGTTCAGCCTTGATATGTCATCGTCAGGACAAATGGCTTTTGCTTCGTCGTAGATTTTGTTAAGCAAAGCATCGGCGACCTTGTGCGTTTCGTCTATTCGTTTCTTGTAGTTCATCGCATCATCACGAACCGTTCGCTGCTGATGAGTACGGCAGGCTCCATGTCTTGAGAATCACCCCTGTCTTGTCTGCCCCACCATGTAATTCCGTCATGTTGAAAATCGTCGATGCGGGCATAGCGCACTTGGTCTGTGAAGCCGATCAAAAGGACAAACGCACAACCACTGACGCGGCACATCTGCTCGGCGGCGCACCACTTTGCAAAGCTGAGTTTGTAGCCACCCATCTTTTTGATCTGCTCAAAAGTGTGGTTCCGAACTTTGACTTCGACAAAGCCGACGATCTGCCCACTTCGTTCAATCGCAAAATCAAGGTGATAGCGGATCGGCAACTTGCGTAGCGTGCATTCAAAGGTCTGCTCGAAAAAGAGCGCAAGGCTGCGCTCTTTCTCAAGGTTGGACTCTGTTTCGTACAGCGGCCTCATTTGAATATCCAAAGGATTGCCAAGATGATGCCGATGCAAACAGCGGCCATGCGCCACTCGCTAGGCTTGTCTTGCTCAATGATTGGATAACCGACCACGAACTCGCATTCGGCCATCGTGCGGGGTGTCTTGTAGTGTGATGATTTCATGGTCAGAGACTGAACGGGCAGTAAGAAGTGAACACGCGGGTGGTGGTGTACTTGCATTGGTAGTCCACGCAGTACGTCCCCACATACCGATAACCTTGCGCGGTGCTGATGCCCTCACAAGAAATCAGCGTACCGGCTCGGGCGAAGGCCACCACCGGCGAGAGGTTGGCGGCGGCGATGAGGAGAATGAAAAGTGTTTTCATGGTCAGAAGGGGATTGAGTCGTCAAAGGTTTCAGGGTTGTTGTCGGGGTCATGGCGACGACCCGACGCGGATGGTGGGGACTCTTTGAGTCTGTCCCCTGCAAAGGCAACGCTGTCCACGATGCCGGTCAAGCTGCTCTTTTGATTGCCGTCGTTGCCCTTAAAGGTCTTCACATGGACATCTTTCAGGTCAACGAACAGCGTAACGCCTTTCTTGAGGTACGGCGCAAGCGACTCGGCGCGTTTGCCGAATAGCGTGGCGTCTACCCACTGTGAGGGCATCTTGCCGGTTTGATCCTTCATGCCGTAATTCCACGCAAGGGAAATGTTGGCAACAGGCTCACCGCCTGCGGTGCGGCGCAGTTCGACATCCTTGCCGATGCGACCGACTCCAATTAGCTTCATCATTGGGAAATCCTTTCGACCATCTTGGTCACTTCATCTAGAAACAAACGCACTTCCTTCTCAATGTCCGCGATCAGTGCGTCATCGCGGTCAACCCTGACAATCATCAGTTGAAGGTGGTCAGGGAATCTTGGGTCATAGCTCACGAAATCGCACCAAGCCCTGCCGGTGCAAGCCATCTGCCACTGCATCTGATACACATACTTCGTATCCGGCTTGCGGGTGGACAGGTTCTTCAGGTGTTGCTTGGACTCGGGGCACTTGATCTCAATCAGCCCATCGTCCCCGACAAACCCGTCAGGCGATGCCCCGGACATGGGGATCGTGGGATGCTCAATCATCCCGACCTCGGTCACGAAGTTCCCTGTTGTGGACTCATACGCTGACCGGGCTGCGGGTTCCTGATCAACACCCCATTGCATCGCGGCGTTCATAAACGACGGCGTTTGAGCATTGGTGATGCGCTCTAGGGCAAGCTCCATCAGGTAGTTTTCCCGCGAAGCCCCGTACCCGGTCTTTGTCTTTGCCATCACATCGGCAATGCGGGAGGCGGTGGCCTTGCCCAAGCGGGCGGCGAACCATTCAGGTGACTTCTGTTCCATCACGCCCCCGCCTTCTCTGCTGCGTTCTTGAGGGAAGGCCCATGCGCTGCCCACAAAGCACGCTTCTGTCCCGTGTTGGGCATGGCCGCAAACTGCTTATTTAGGGCCGCCACGCCTTCCATTGCGGCATCTTGGAGCATAGGTAGCCACTGACGCTCAAACGCGGCGTAATCGGGGTCAGGGCGCTTAGAAGCGGCATTCCCGTCGTCGTCTTCAGGGGCGATGCCACAGGTCGCCATAAGCGAGTACCGGCGTGCATACGTCAAAGCCGATCCATAGCCCTGCGGGTCTTGCTTGGCGGCGGGCACATGGAGCTTGCCCCCACTCATCTGCTCCCCGGACTCGTGCAGCAGGATGGTTTCCACAATCACGCCCGATTCGCATTCGTGGGTCTGCTGAATCAGGGCGATGCCGTTGTTGTTCAAGGCATCAATGACTGCCTCGACGCAGGCGGCAAGGTCGGCGTATCGGCTTTTAAAGTGGGGGTTTGAGGAAGTCTTGAGCGCAGGGGCGAATGCCTTTTGCGCCTTGACCAAGGCTTGTGCTATCTGTTTCATGTCTTGTCTTTCACTTAGAAGGGTGCGGGTGGAGCCTTGGCAATCTTGTCGCGTTTCTGCTCGGCAAGCAGGCGCGACAGCACCTTGGGTGGTAAGGCTCCGAAAGGCCAACCAAGGGGGTTCTTTTGTTTGTTAGGTGAGAGCGTCATCATTTAGTCCCGTAAAAGCTCTATTGTCGTCAGATGTTAGCGTGTTTTAAGGGTGAAAACCCTAGTAAGCCAATCAATCGCCTGTCCGTTGCTGACCTGTCCACTCGTAACCCGCAGGATCGTCCAACCCCGGCAGATCGCTTCGGCGTACTTCTCGCAGTCAAGCGTGAAGCCCACGCCTGTTGTGTGCCTTCCACCTGTCCACACACCACCCTCAATCTCAACGGCGATCAGTTCATCAGGCCACGCGAAGTCGAGCCTCCACCGGCGCTTGGGATGGAACTTGTACTCCCGCACCGGGGGCATGACCCGCATGGCGCGAAGGTGCAGGGCAAATAGTTCTTCAGGGTTGCTCATCGGGCCACAGTCCTGCGCGTTTAAGAAGGGTCTTGGTTCGCTCATGTGCTGCATTCCAAATCATCAGCTTGCCCTCGAAAGACGCTCTGCCTTGGTCGATTTCGTAATGGCAGGCGCGGCACATCGCAGCTACAAATTGGTCTGAAGCCTTGATGCCCATGCCCTTGCCATGAATGCTTTGGTTCGAATGTGCTGCGACCACAGTGCCGTCCGACACTCCACACGACTGACAAGGCACCGTGCGGCAGAACTCAAGGATGCGTTTGTTTCGCACATACGGAAATTTATTCAAAGACTACCCCCAAGCTCTGCACGGCGTAGGACTCAACTTCGTTCATGTAGGTGGTGAACTCCGATACGCTCATGTCCGTCGTACTTCTACGCCGACTGACGACCTCACCGTCAGGAAGGGTCACATCCTCACATACGCCAAACTTCCTAGCAAAGAACTCGTGCCACACATCGGCTGAATGCTGCTTGCCTTGCACCCAAGCGGTCGCGGCTATGGTCTTTAGGACAAGTCCCCAATACCTTTTGTTTTGTTCGCTATTCCTCTTTGTCTCTGCGG